CATAGATGGCAGCCTTCTTTGAGTGGTATTGTTAGCTCAGGGAAGATGAATAATACAGGTAGTGAGATTAGAATAGCTTATGATTTAGCTATGACTACGGTTATTAAAGATACCTCTGAGCTATTGCTTAATGGTATAAGAAGAATTCTATATAATGAATTAGGATTTGACCCTAGAGACCTAAAGATACATTATGAGCCGCCTGTATCTTATTCTAACGATATAGATGTTAAAACTGTTCTTACTATAAACGAACAAAGAAGAATGTTAGATGAAGACTTGCCAATGCTTGATAATGGAGATATGTTTATTTCGGATAGAGAGGTTATAATAACTGATGATAATATGGATGATGAGCAAGAGAGTTATGAATTTGAAGATGATGAAGGACATGATGAAACTATAATACAAGAATAATATGGCAAATTTAAGACAATACATTCCATTGGCAACAGCAGGAGAGGTAATATCTCAATCATTTACAAATGCTAATACAGACCCATACTTAATATCTAATGACACGATTGTTATGGCTGAATTGGCTCATATCAAATCATTGTTAGGTGTTAAGTTTTATGGAGAATTAAAGCAGGAAAATAATAATGGAACTTTAAGTGTAAACAATCAAGCTCTTATGACTTATTATCTTATTCCTGCATTATGTTGGATGACTAGATTTGAGGTTATATTAGAAATACAAAATAATAGTTCTTCTGCAGGTGTAGTTACAAATTTAGATGAATTTGCATCAGCAGTTAGTTCTACTGAATTAAACGTATATAGGCAAAGCACTTACAGAAAAGGTCAGTTGTTTTTAACTGATATGATGGATTATATTAACGGGTCAGAACAAGCAGGGTATTTTCCTACTTATGATTCTAATAAAGGTTGTTCAGGTAATGAAGTTTGGAAAAATCATGGAATAGTAATGTATGATAGTATATATGATAGAAATAGGTATGGTCGTTATGGCAACTGCTATAATGGTAGTTGTAATAATTCCTATAATAATGATTGTAGTTGTAATTAAAAAATTATCAAATGGCAAGTAATGAACACGCATATTTAAGCGAGGCTAACCTTCACAATCCTAAAGGACTTTCTTTAGCTAATAATAATACGGTATGCTGTAAAGATAATAGTGGACTTTTATCTTGGGAAGCAAGTTCTTTTTTAAAGACTCAAACTGCTGTTTTTTCAGGCTATTGTTCTTTAGCGACTAATTATCAATACCCTTCTAATTATCATAATAATAATAAATCTCCACATCAAATTAACAAGGATTATGGAAGCTCTGTTATAAGTTCTTCTACTACGGTTTCTCAGAGTTTATTTTTTAATATACCTTCATTTGTAGCTTCAGGAGATGGAGTAATAAATGAAGGTCTTGTTCAGGTTTCTTCTGCTGACAGCGACAGTCTTACTATTGCTTTAGTTAAGTACACGTTTAGTTCATCAGCAACGACAGCCTATCCTGTAGTACTTTCTGAAAAAATTGTAGCAGGACTATCTGATAATAACTTAGTTAATTCCTATCCTTATAACATTCCCTTAGACTTTGCAAATACTGCAATAACCGGAGGTGATAGATTATTTATTATGATTAAATCTGCAACTAGTTCGGCAACTGTTTACGCTACCGTAAGTGTTGAGGTGGGATATACAGGGGGATTGTCAGTATAAGATAATGAAAAATACAATAAACAATAGCATGAAAGATACAACAGAAGTTTTAATTGCAAATGGAAGCGTAATAGGATTGAGTCTGGGAGAGTGTAATGAGATTCTTCTTTTAGTATCAACAACATTGGCGATTACATTTACTATTTATAAATTTATAAAATTAAAAACACAAAAATAAAATGGCTACAACGATAACACCCTCAGACTTTACGTCTTCCCTAACCGATAACCTATCTTTAAACACAAGAAATTTTGGCTCAAGCAACACTTATGCAGTTACAGAGTGTACTGAAGCTGACCATAGAATATTTAGCGTAATAGTAGCAGATGCTAGTGTAGCTGCAGTTTGGACAGAATTATTTTATTACGATACACTTAATCAACAGGGCCAAGGAATAACAACAGAGTTTGAGTATATCAGAATTACAAATTTAGATAATGCAAATTTCTGTATTGTTCAGTTTGAGTTAGCCACTTCAAATAATTTTTTAAATATTAAACTTGGGGCGGGTCAATCATTTATGCTTCAAGATGTTGCTGTAGCTGTTTCTACATCTGCTGCTCCCGCAACAGGATATTTAGCATTCAGTAGCGTAAGTAAAATTAGGGCTGCAGCAGATACCGCTACTTGTAATGTTGAGATTGTGACGGTATTTAAGCCTGCCGCATAGTGGCGAAAATAATATCTACATTTGGTGGAAATACTCGTAAAAAACGCAAAGGAATTCATTCTAAAAATTCTTCAAAAAGTCAAAATGGCTATAAGAAAAAGTATAGAGGGCAAGGAAGGTAGCGCTAGACTGCTATTAATAAGAGATACGTTTACAGGTAAATCTGTTTTAGGAAAATTGTACTGCAATTCAGAATTTATTGCACATACTTTAGAGTTGTCTTGGCAGGATAATAAAAAAAGTGTATCTTGCATCCCTGCAGGAGAATATTCTTGTAGAGTTAGATTAGCAAGAGAAAGTGGTAGTAGGGATTATGTGCATTTATTAGTAGAAGACGTTAAAGATAGGAGTTATATATTGTTTCATAGGGGGAATTATCCTTCTGATAGTAGGGGGTGTATATTAACAGGAACTCATAGAGCGCAAGTGCCTGATAAAATTTTAGAAAGTAAGTTAGCTCACAGTTACTTAATGGATTATATATTAAGCAATCAATTAAGTAAAAATATAAATTTAATAATTAAAAATAGATAAAATGAAAAAGTTTTTTGAAAAGTATTTAATAGGACAGATGTTAAAATCTAAGAAGTTTTGGTATGCGATTGGCTCTGTAGTAGTGCCTGCAATAGTAACAATGTTAGGTGTAGACGCTTCTACTGCAACTGAGTTATACCATGCAATTCTTGTATTAATTTTAGGACAAGGTATTGCTGATGTAGCAAAAGCTAAGAAATAATATTATTGTTTAAAAAATAAACACTATATTTGCAAAGTCTAAATGAGCTATTCATGCTCATTTTCATAGTCGTAACATAGTTTAGTTAGAGAAAGAGAGGGGGTAGTTTCCCTCTTTTTCGCATTTTAATTAAAAAATTTTTATATATTGCGCCAACCAAAAAATGCTGTTGAAACTGCTGTATGTATGTATAAGCCATTGAAACTGCTGTATATATACTTATAAGCTATTGAAACTACTAGCATTTTATATAAATACTTTATATGAAAGAATACGGTAGAAGATTAAGATTATCAACTGAGGAAGAAAATCTTGTCTACAAATACAGAGCAAAATCAGTAGACAATATAAACGATAATTCAGCATTAAATCTACATTTATCTGAAAGGGGTATAGACCATAAAGATGTTGTATCTGTTAAGCATTGGCAGTCAGCAAGTGGAGATTATAGATTCTCAATAGTTACAAAAGAAGACTATGGTTTAGATGAGCAAAAGATATTTGACAATGTAAATAAATTTATAGAGGGATATTCTCCTGACTATAAAAAAATCAAAAGAGAAAAAGGAAATCACTTACTCGTAATAAATCCTGCAGATATTCACATTGGTAAATATGCAAATGGAATAGAGACGGGGGAAGATTATAATAGTGAAACTGCTGTATTAAGAGTTTTAGAAGGAGTACAGGGACTTATAGATAAAGCTAAAGGATTTGATATTGATAAGGTATTATTCTGTATTGGCAATGATGTTCTTCATATAGACAATGTATATAATACAACTACTAAAGGAACTCATCAAGATGTAGATGGTAAGTGGTGGGAGCATTATGAGATAGCTTTAATGCTTTATGTTAAGTGTGTAGAGATGTTAAGGGAAATAGCACCTGTTGATGTTCTTCATAGTATGAGTAATCACGATTATCAAAGTGGATTTCACTTAGCTCACACTTTAAAATCTTGGTTTAGAAAAGCTGATGATGTTTCTTTTGATGTTAGTGTAGCTAACAGAAAGTATTACAAGTATGGTAAGAACTTAATAGGCTTAGAACATGGAGATGGTGCTAAAATGGATAAACTTCCATTACTTATGGCTAACGAGAAACCTAAAGAGTGGTCAGAAACAAAATATAGGTATTGGTATTTACATCATATACATCATAAAGTAAAACATAAGTGGTTAGACGCTAAAGATTTTATAGGAGTAACTGTTGAATATATGAGAAGTCCATCAGCAAGCGATAGTTGGCACGCAAGAAAAGGATTTTGCGGAGTACCAAAAGCTTGTGAAGGATTCTTGCACGATAAAGAAAGTGGTCAAGTAGCTAGATTAACTCACTACTTTTAATTAACCCTTAACTAACAGTTGGTCAAGGGTTGCCTAAACCCTTATAGTTATATTAATAGTAATAGTAATAGTCTTAGTAATATACATACAATACAACTTAATTTAAAAAAAAGTGTAAATAATTTTGGTAGTTTAAAAAATTAGTGTATCTTTGCACAGAATTTAAGACTAACTAAACTAACTAACTATGAGTAAAACTAACTTAACAAGCCCTTGTTGTAATTCAGATTACGAACAACACAAAGAAACTTCCTGTTGCGATAGTGCTTTTTGGGGGTATACTGATATTTGTTCTAACTGTAAAGAACACACAGAAGCAGAAGGATATATATGTGATGAGTGTAACGATTGGTTTGAAGAGCCTGAGCAAGAAAGATATAATTGTGGTGCTTGTGGAGATGATTTAGATGATGATGTAAGATATTGTTCTAAAGAATGCTCAGTAGCGGACAATACAGAACGAGTATAATGAAAATTATTATAACTATAATCTCAATTCTAATACTTACTAGTTGTTCTATATCTAAACAAGTAGACGATACAGAGCGACTATGGAGGGGAGACAATGGAATTGAATTTTACGAATAAAACTAAATATTAACTAAACTATTTTAAAATGACTAAAACACAAACGAGTGATATTCTACAACACTTAAAAGATGGTAGAAGACTTACACAGAAAGAAGCTATTAACGAATATGGTGCTTACAGACTAGCAAGTATCATTCATTCTCTTAAAAAGCAAGGGCATAGGATAGAGTCCAAACCATTAGACGTACCAACTAGGTACAAAAAAACAGATGGAACTACTAGAAATGCTAACATTGTAGAGTACAAGATGATTAAAGGAGATGAAACAAGTTTTGATTCTAGGTTAAATAATTTTATTAATTCAATAATAAATTAATTATGGGAAAACAAAAAGAACTTTATATACAAGATATGTATAACCAACAAGAGAGTATTAATCAATTAAATAATAAAATGTCAAAAAAAACAATGCAGGAAAAATTAACTAAAGTAGTTCCTCAGGTAAAAGAAACCAAAGAAGATACTTTAAAGAGACTGTTCTTAGAGAACGGATTAGTAAAAGAAGATGTTTATAAAGACCAAAGAGGCTTTGTAATTATAACAAGAACAGGTATAGATAAGATTGTATCTAAACAAAATATAGCAATAGCTTATGAGCCTGTTATAATGACTGAGGATTGGGTTGTACTTAAAGCAACAGGAAGTCTTGATGGTAAGAATGCTAAGGTGGTTATGAGTTTTGGAGAAGCTTCAGATAAAAACTTAATGGGAGGTGGTAAGAAATTTCCTGTTGCTATGGCTGAGAAGAGAGCAATGAGCAGAGTTGTATTGAAACTGACAGGATTTTATGAGCAAGGAGTATTTGGTCAAGACGAAATTGTAGACTAATGGATTGGATGGACGAGGTTCTTGATGGTAGTCCTTTAGAAGCAGAGATGTGGAAGATAAATTATATTGAGAGCCTCTTACATTACACCGCAATACCAAGTTCAGAACAGAATGAGATAATGAACTCATTAGATATTCTTACTGATGTAGATGCGGATAAAATTATAAAAAAAATAAAAGAAAATGAAATATTCAGAGACCCCAAACACCAATACGAACAAATGCGAAAAAATGGAATGTTTAGATGTCAAGATATATAAACACCAAAGTAAGCCGTTTACATATATAGTGTTTAGCGGATTAAGTATGATTGGAGAATTAGTTGAAGACGATATTGCTAATTTTTTATCAAAAAAAGATTTAAAAAAATTCTATAATCAAGAAAATAAATCTCAATTATTAGATAAATCTAATCAATTTTCAGTAGAAATTAATAAAATAAGAAATATTGTCAAATTACCAAATAAAAATTACAATGGCGAAAAATAATTATGATAAAGTTAGAAACTCAAGAAACGAGCTAGAAGCAACTCTAAGAATTAGAGGAATATCAAAGAGAAGGTTTGGAAAGATATGCAATGTTAAAGGAACTACTATTGATAAGTATATAGAAAGCCCCTATATGTTAAGATACTATCACATGAGAAGAATATCTAACTTCCTAAACATAGATGTAAGGGATATTATAGATATGATAGAGATAGACCTTCCTAGTGGAGAGCTTATAATAAAAGGAGAGGAGAGTTTTGATATGATAGACGCTTTACCTTCAAAATATAGAAAATAATATGAGTGAAATTATATGTGGAAACCGCATAAGCATAACAAAAGTAAGGCACGACAGATTAAAAGATGCAATATCTAAAGAGTATGGTGCTGATTGGAGTTCAATAGCCGGAAAAGGAAGATTTCCTGAGTTAGTTGAGGCTAGGAGGTGCTATTATTCTATATTAAGAAATGTTTTTTATTACAAATTACAAGACATAGGCAAGGAGACTAATCAAGACCACTCAACAGTTATAGCGTCTTTAAAGGCTCACGAAAGATACATTGCAGTATATAAGTCAGAGCGAAGAAGATACCTTAATGTTAAAGCCCTTATGCTAGAGGAGGAGAGTAAGGAGGAGTTAGACGAAAGGATAGTTTCATTGAAAAGAGAAAAGATGGAATTAGAAGTAAAAATACAGGAGTTATACTTAAGAGTAAATAGAGTGCAAAAAGAATTAATAATTAATAATAAATAAAAAAATGGCAGAAAAAAATTATGTAGCTAGTAGTATTAAAAAAGTAACTACTCAGTATGGAGATTTGTTTAACGCAAATTT